TAAGTGTTATTCCTCCAAGGTCTGCGGTTGTGTTTGTGGGGCTTGCCACTACGCCAAGCTCAATGTTCTTATCTTCAACCCGAAGATCCTGGGTATCCAGTGTTGTTGTAGTTCCACTGACAGTCAAATCACCTGAAATCGTGACCGAACCAGCGAAGGTTCCATCTCCGTTGTCATCAAGCCGAATATTGGGGTTAGCAGGTAACGAACCACCAAAAATTAGAGATCCATTTGAATTAATTCTAAGTTTCTCTGCTCGGCCTGCTGAAATAACTACGGTATCACTTATCGCTGTTTCGCTTGAATTGCCTCTATAGGCCCCAATGACTGTATTATTGTTTCCGCTGAAGTGGTATGCAGAATCGTGCCCTAACGCGACATTGTATTCTCCTGTTGTCGAAAGCCTTAAAGCTCCAACTCCCAATGCAGTATTATTCTCTCCTCCGATAAGATCACCTGCTGCTTTATTGCCGACCGCTACGTTTCTAGACCCTGTTGTGCAATCAATAAGAGCCGATTCCCCGACCGAAGTATTATGAAACCCTGTTGTGTTCGCTTGCAGAGATTTAAGCCCAACAGATGTGTTACCGCTTCCTTCGGTATTGCTCTCAAGAGATTTCTTTCCGAAGGAAGAATTTCCAGTCCCAGTAGTATTGCTGCCTAAGTTTTGTACTCCTACACTTGTGTTGCTTAAAACAGAATTGCCGCCACGACTTATGTCAATATTGTTGTATGCTCCAGCAGTAATCTCGCCGTTTGAATGAATAGTTAGGCTAGGAGAAGAAGGCGCTCCAGGGCCTACAGAAACATCGCCTATGACTTCTAAGTCTCCAGGAACGCTTAAATCGCTTGTAAATTCAACCGCATTGCCCTGTGCGTTGGTTCTAAGTATTTGGCCTGCCGTGCCAGGAGTAATTGAAATGTTTGGCTGGGTTGAGTTTCCGCCAACCGCCAAAGGAGATGTTGCGTTAACGCCAACAAGAAAGCTGCCGATTTCAGCTTGCAGCTGAGAAGCATCTACTACACGCCCAGGTGATCCATTAGTAATGTCAGTTGCGCTAGCAAGCTGAACAGTGCCACTTGCGCTAGAAGTTGCTGTGTTTACTGTTATTGCAGGAGTGAATTGCGTCGAAGAATCTTGATATACAAAAAGCCTTGCCGGGGTTACGCTTGTGTCAAGCCAAGGGTCGCCGGGGCTCGCCCCAGTAGGCGCAGTGGCGCTAACCCAAATATTGTTAATTTTTCGGACATTCCCGGCAGTATCTTTGCATGTCAGAAATGGGCCGTCAGCGTTGTAATTTACGGCAATTTCGCCTAGCCCTAGATCGCTAGCGACCGGAAGCCTTTGGGATACACCACTCTTCTTGTGAACAATATCAAGGGCCATCTGCTATCGAGCGAAGATTCTGGTATTGACCAGTGAGCTAATTCTAGCTGCTACAACGAAGCATCAAACAACAGCTCTCCTAGTATTTTACCTAGGACGGCAAACGTCAACGGGAAGTTGTCCCCGCAAGCCGTTAGTGCTAATACAGCTCCGCCTGTAAGTTCCGCGTAATGCCCGACGTTCGTTGAGCTGTCACCATTACTGTTTGCGCCTTGACTCACTCCAGAAAAGTACCCTTCACAAGTAAGAGTTGTCTTGTCAATGTTTTTGACAATTGTTAAGTCACTTAATTGAGTACTGGAAGCGACGGTTGCGGGCGAAAAAATAACTGTAGCTTCAGTTTGCCCTGTAAAAACGAAACCGTAAACCCTAGAACCGCTAGGGACAGTTCCGGCACTTATAAGAGCATTGAGCTGACTACAACTTGGCTCTAAATCTCTACTTTGGTTAAATCGCAGGTCAGGACCATCAATAAAAACTAATATCTGAGAGTCACCGCCTCTCATCAAAGCGTCCAATTGCTCACCATTTCTTAAATTGCCTGACGCCTCTTCTGTTGATTCTGAAATAACAATTCGAGCAATATTGTCATCTTTGCTTCTGAAAGCACCTAAAGAACCTCTTGGACCCCCTGGCCTTGCGATAGCGTAAATAGCTCCTGTTTCGTCTTCAAAATTTGCACCTAACTCAGAACCAGGATCAGTAGCTCCCCAGTTTGCTTCTGAGATTTCACTGCTGTCAATAAAAACTTTGTCCGGGCTAGTGTCTGCAAATAAACCATTGCCAAAGCCTCCAATACTATATCTATTTAAAAAGGTTTCAGTGCCCACGCCTTCAGCCGCCAAGGCACTCTCAATTGACAATATGTTTGCTTTGTCCTTAAACGCATTGATAAAATTACCGTTAGAACCAGATTCGTCAAACAAGACTGTGACATCTACAGCAGCAGGCTTGCGAGTGCGAGCCTTGCTGCCAAAAAAAGCGGGTACTGCAGTGACCATAATTAAGCAACCATAGAGGCGGTGAAAACTATGTTGGTTGAAGTTGCAACATAATATCCAATCAACACGTTCCCCGACAATCCTTCTGAATTAGTTATTGGGCTTACAAAAGTGTTTACTACTCCAGACCAATTGCTCCCATTGATTGAAGTAAATGGCCTGTTTACTCCAGCCGCTCTAGTAACCAAAATAAACCCAGAAGCCCCAGGTACAGGATTTAGCGGTGTTCCTAAATCAATCGCAACCGTGTTTGCATTCTGCACAAAAGTAAAGTTTGTTGAATTTGCAAAGTTGTCTTGACCGCTTACCCAAACTGCAGGCGTTAGCTTAATTACGTCCTCTGGGTTAACTGGCGGGATTTGCGCCGTTGGCACAAGACCTGTTGCATCCAGGCTTGCAAAACCGTTAGCGACACCTCTTGCGCTGCTTAGTGACGATGGAGTTACAGTTCTGGTTGCATCACTTAGCGCAAGCGTTTCAGCACCAGTAGCAAGCTCAACAATACCTTTGGCCGCAGTAGAAGCATTTTGAATCAGGCCAGCATCATCTAGGTCGGGTATCCTCGCCACTGGAATTTTGGCGGTCGAGTCCAGATCGCAGAGACCATCTGCCACTCCACGTACAGAGCCAAGATTTTTTGCTGTTAATGCGTCAACATCGTTTGCATTTGACGGGTTGCTAATTCCTGCAGCATCTGAGTCAGTTGCAAGTTTGACAATACCTCTTTGCGTTTCTGTCGCTTCAGGCAGTACGCCGTCTGCAAATGTGACGGAACCTTCAATTGTTCCGTTAATCAGTACTTCGTTAGTCAACTCTGTACGCTGAGAAGACTGTAAAAGTTGTGTAACGCTTAAAGTTTCAAAATCAGTAGGAGTTGCCGGAAAATCAGGGTCTCCGGCGAGAGCCCCCAAACCAGCGATTTCACTGTTTACAGTTTGGTTAGTACCAAGGTCCGTAATTACGTTGCCTTGAACTAGAAGGCCATCTTCGTTGAATCCAGTGTTGTAGCAGCGACCACCCAGCAGGTTTACCGCAAAATAATCAATTTTATTTTGCTGAGACAACGGTGTTGCTTGATACTTTGGTAACGCTTTTGTGTAATTGCCGTATCCAACAAACTCATAGGCGTGAGCAAACGCTCTAATAATACTTGGCCGGTTAAACTCTAGTGGCCAGTTTGTCCTAGAGTTGATTTTTCCAGAAGGTACAGGGCTGAGAGGATCAGCAGGATTCCAGTCTCTTAATACTTCTGTGTCTTGTTGCTCAAGAACAGTCCCCGAAAGTGTTCCGTTCTCTTGCAATCCAACATCTTGAGCCGTGTACCCAATTGCTCTCATCAAAGAACTTACGCCTTGAAAATCAGTGCTACTCCTTACTTGATCAAGAATCAAGCTGTTTGTTGATTGATTTATTCCAAGGTCAGTGCTCGTAGGACTGTTTGACAGGTCGTTATCTAAAATCAACAAAGGCCCTGAAGATGTTCTTAAAAGTTCAACACCTCTTTCGTCAGGGAGCATTGGCAAGCTTGCTTCAAAATTTTCAGCGGAGAACGTGCTAAATCTTTTGTTCCTCTTGCTCCGAAATACTCTATTGTTTCTTGATACAGGAGTCCCTACTCTGTAAAAAGTAGAAGGATTGAAAGAAGACGCGCTGTCTCCAGGACGAATAACAATTTTATAAACATCGCTGCCAAAAGAGTTGTCTGAGTCTTTTGAGGTTGAAACAATAAAAACTTCATTTGGATTGTTTGTGGGGTCTAATTGTTGGTTGAGGGTGCTACGGTTCCCTAAGCGTAAAATGTAATTTCCTACGGGTCTGCGAGTTGTTGCACTACCAGAAACAACCAATGAATATTCACGTTCTTCGGGCTTCCTAGTGTCAGAAAGCCTTCTGATGTAGACACGGTTGCCTTCTAAGGTTTGGTTTGAAATGGTTGAGATGTTGTTTACGCTAGGGTCGTCAATACCTCCGTCAACAACAATTATCTGAGTAGGATTTGCCGAATCAAAAGGCACAGAGGCCAACTTAGCTCGTACATCAATTGCTTGGCTTGCTGAAGCCCCAGGCCCCTCGGAGCGACTGCTATTTTCAATCCAAATATAGTCTCCTTCTTTCAAGCTATACCCGTTGTTAGCAAAAGCTGTCTCTGGGTCAAAAGCAACTTGTAAATTAATAGCGCCTGTTGCACTGTCGTATCCCAAGCTAGATACGTTACCAATTCCGATTCTGCGGATGTTGCTCCCATCTGTTTTTACTTTTAGAGGTCTACGGATACGAAGTGCTTGAAATCCTTTGTCTTGGGCAAACGCGCCACCTGTTGTGCTAATACCTCTAAAACCACTGCTAAGTAAAGCTGTGTTGCCAAAATTACTATTACTATTGGTAATAGTGCATTCTCCACCTGAAGCCGTCCAGTGATGCACGTTTGAGCCGATAACAAAACAGCTGACCTCTTGCGTTAAGGCGCTATTTGTGACCTTGAAGCCGAAACTTCTATAATCCACTTCATAGCATCCAGTGGAAGGAGAAAAGTTCCCAGAGATTCGCGACCTTACATCGTTACTATCTGCGTTTATGTACTCGTTGTATCCACTGCAAGTCTGCCAAGAGCCTCCTGTGTAAATCTGCCAAGCATTCATGTCACGCTGAAGCGCAACAATTGTGAACTGGGCTACGACCATTGAGCGTAGTCCTGAAACACCATCACTTCCGTCAAGATACATGCCGCACATGCCGTAGTCGGAGCGCAAGCTGCAATTAAAGACATATCCAGAACTGCCTTTAACAGAATCTGTCGCAGCTGAAACCTGATTGTCAGGGTATTCGGTGGTGATTTGTGTTTCGCCTGGATTTATAACTTCAACGTCAGAAGATGAAAGATTGAAAGCGGTTGCGATTTTCTGGTAATAAGCGGTTAAATCAGACTGGGAACAGAAAGAAAAGGCTTGAAGCAGGTGATGAGAAGATTGATAGGTAAGAGAATCTTTAAAAGTAAAATTAAAAAAGAACGAACCCCCAGTGGTTTTGAATAAACTACCTCTGTCGGTTACTGGATTGCCGCCTGCACTTGGTACGGACCTGGGACGTATGACACTTTTACGAAGGTCAGCACCAATAATTGAAACTCCTCTTGGGAGAATAATTCCCATGTCTTCAGAGTTAAAAGCTCTTAGGTCTTCTTCGGTAGGCTCGTAATCATTAGGCCACTGGCTCACAGTTAGACCCGTGCTCGGAGTGTTGTCAACAACGTATTCGCTGGCAGCGACTTTGATTAGAACACGGTCATACAAATCATTCCCAACTCCGCTTTGAACGGACAAGCGAGCTGCCTCGATTAGCCCTCTATTGAGGGTTTTGAATGGTGCTGACTCCGAGTAGCCGCAAGTAAGCTGTTGATTGCTTAGAGGAGGAGTTACCGTATTGTCTGCGATACCGGCGACAAATTTGTCAGAACCAATCTCATGGTTAACGTAAAGCGTTGTCGTAGACGTTGAGTCCACTTCCCCGCCAGCAAGACGCAACACCGCGCTGGTGACTTCGCCAGCCTGAGTGCGGAACGTGTTTTGACTAATGTCAATATTGTCAATAGCTCCAGGCTGACCCGGTGTAACGATTGCCATTTAACCGAATGCTCTTTGTCCCACTTTAGTCATTATACTCCCACTTTTAATGCAATTTCGCCAGATGTCGCGAAGTTGGCCGAACCAACGATCACATCCGTAGCCCTGACGTTCACCGCAATGTTCGTTATCAAAATATTTGTAGCGTAATAAAGCCCACCTCTAGCCAAAACACTGCACGTATCGCTGACCTTCCGCTGCATTAACCAAAATTCCGCTTCAGCTTTCGCGCCTCGCTCCGTTAATTGCAGAAGCTGAAGCAAGTAGCTTGGGTCTACGGGCCTGTCTCCGCTAGCGGACGAATGTCCTGCCTCTCCAATTTGGAAATCAAATTTCCCACCACCGGTAATGATACTTTTTATATTTTCGCCAAATTTCTCGCCAACCTGAGTGGTATCAACAGCCGCACCGTCTAGTTCTAAAGACCACTCAGCTAACTCGCATTGCAACACCCAAGGGAAACCGTTTACCGCACTCCTTGGCGTAAGGTCTGCGTCATCATACTCAGCAGTGCCTGCGGCAGGGCTCTGATAAGAGGGCGCAAAGTCGCAAATACTTTCAAGCGTCACCTCATCTCTAACGTCGCTGAATCTGTAGTCTCTGACGCCTGAAACGCATTCAGTTAGAGCATTGTTGTAATCCTGAGTACCTGCCGCAGCAATTAACAAAACGTTAAAATCGTACTGAGCCAAGTTAACTTTGTTGATAGACCCACCGTTAACAGCAGAGCAATAATCTGTATAAAAGCTGAGCCTGTTTAGGGAATCTTTATAAACAAAATACTCCGCACTTTTAGCTCCAACGCCACAGTAAAAGTTATCTGAATCTTCTCCTACACCTCTTTTGTAGAAAAAATCATCGTTGTCTGCTATGTGAGAACGATTAGGGCCTGTTTCAAGAAATCCTCCTGCATACATTGCAGAGCCGTTTGAGCACTGACCTGATAAAGGAAGCCCTTCCTGGGAGAAGAGATACACCTCATCCCCTGACCAGAAATCTTGATTACTTAAAACAATAGCGTCAATATCGGCCCTGAGTACTGAAGAGCTTACAACAATAGGCAGCGGCGCTTCTCTTCTTAGTCGAACAATTCCATCAATTCCAAGTACCGCCATGGCATTAGAATCCTCCAGTTAAAGGTCCAGAAACCTGGAAGCCAACGCTGCAAGAGGTGACCGCACCAACAGAAACGCTGGGGGAAATACTTGTCAAAACTGCAGAACCGCTTAACTGGCTGCCGCCAGCGGAATCCAAAACAAGCTCAATGTTGCTCAAGGGTTCTGAGGAATTATTCAAAACATCGTTGAAAAGCGCTGTTGCGCTTGCCTCGGCTGGGTCGTACATGATTTCAGCAGTGCCCGTTGCTCCTCTTAAGCCGGAAACGTAAGAACGATCAAAGACTCCAATCCCGGTAGTCTCCAAACTGTCTTTTGAAATGTTCAACGACCAAGAGCGGACGCGAGCAACCACCGTCCCCCGCCACCTGAGTTGTCCGTTACTGCCAGTGCGAACAGCCATAACTACAAGCCTTTTGAATCATTCTACTCACTAAAGTCAACCATCCAATGTTCCAATTAATTTCACGGTGACTCTTGATCGATTATTGAAAACTGATTGGACCTGAGGAGTCTCTTGCCAACGCCAAGTAACATAGCTTGGGATTTGAGCTTGCAAGGCAGAGTTCATTCCATTGAAGATCGACGATGGCAGGGTCAAGGCAGTGCCTGAACCGTAAGCAGAATTAAAACAAGCCAAAATCGTTGTTAGCTCTGCATCGTCAGCCGAAAACTCTAAGTCCAAAACAGCGTCGAATGCTTTGCTTCCGTAAAGCCTTGTCGTACCAGCGCCGCTGATGCTGTTAAAACGCTTAGTGGGATAATCGCCAACCGTATAGGTGCGCTGAGTAGGTATAAGTGATGGAAAAGAAACTGTCATTAGCCGATCAAGCCCTCCAAAAGCCAGTTGCTGTCATTGTCAAAACCATCGACGACCAGGCTTTCATCGTTACTGTT